CAGAGATGGAATTACTTGAACATTCAATTTTATCAGATGGTTATACACAACCTATTGTTACCTGGAATAATAAAAATGACATTGAGGTTATTGACGGTTTTCATCGGAACAGAATAGGAAAAGAAAGTATTGCAGTTAAAAAACGAGTCCATGGCTATCTCCCAATAGTTAAAATAAAAAAAGATAAAGAAGGACGAAATGACCGTATCGCTTCAACAATCAGGCATAATAGAGCGAGGGGTAAACATCAAATAAATGCAATGTCAGATATTGTTATCGAATTAAAAAAACGAAATTGGAGCGATACAAGAATAGGTAAGGAACTCGGAATGGATCCCGATGAGGTTTTACGTCTTTGTCAAATTTCTGGATTAACTGAAGTTTTTGCTGATTCCGATTTTACTGAGGCTTGGGATGCCGCAATATTTGATGATGATAATTTAAACTTATTGGACGAAGAGGATATTATTTAATGGACCGGATATATCACACTTGGGATAAATGGGAATGTTACCCAGCTGGTTTTTATGAAAACCATCCACCAAAAAATATGACAAATGAAGAAGCAGAAATTGAATATCGTGATTTTTTATCTGATATTTCATTATTTGAAAAATATTTAAAAAGAGTAATAACTGAATGGAAAAATTCTTGCGAACATTATTTAACGAACGAAAAGATGAATCGAATCGCCTGGATGGGGCAAGCAGCGATTTGTATTTATAAAAAAATTCCGTCAAAATTTCGTGGTGGTTATAACCTATTAACAGAGGAACAACAAATAAATGCTGATAAAATAGCGTTAAAATATATAAATAAATGGCTTAAGGCAAATAATTTTCCTGAAGTAACTGAAGATTCTGTAAAATCAAAAACAGAAGCAAATCTTTATTGATATGAAAACAAAAAATTATATTGGGATAAATGTATTTGTTGCAGCAAAAAGGCGCATTTCTTTTATTTTTGATAATTTTGAAAAAATCTTTATTGATATGAAAACAAAAAATTATATTGGGATAAATGTATTTGTTGCAGCAAAAAGGCGCATTTCTTTTATTTTTGATAATTTTGAAAAAATATTTATAAGTTTTTCCGGGGGAAAAGATAGTTCTGTTCTCTTCCATTTAGTTATGGAAGAAGCAATCAAAAGAAACAGAATTGTTGGGGTAATGTTGATTGATTTTGAAGCTCAGTACAAAAATACTTCAGATCATGCTATGCAGATGTTCAACAAATATAAGAAAAATATAAAAACATATTGGATTTGTTTGCCTATAAAATTACGAAATGCCGTTAGTAATTTTGAACCGTCCTGGACAACTTGGGACCCATTAAAAAAAGATGATTGGGTTAGACCTTTACCCAATCATCCTGGAGTTATTTCTGATATTAATTATTTTCCATTTTTTATTCCCAGGATGGAATTCGAGGAATTTATTGTTCTATTTGCAGAATGGTATAGTAAAGGAAAAGATGTCGCGGCTTTTATTGGGATTAGGGCCGATGAATCATTAAACCGTTTTCGGACAATAGCAATTCATGATAAAGAAACATTTAAGGATAAAAGATGGACGACAAAAATTATAGATCGTTGTTATAATATTTACCCAATTTATGACTGGAAAACTAGCGATATTTGGACATATCATGCTAAATTCCCCGATAAAGAACACAATAAAATATATGATCTTATGCATCAAGCAGGAGTAAATTTAAGCCAACAAAGACTTTGTCAACCATACGGAGACGATCAAAGAAGAGGGTTATGGCTTTATCATATTCTTGAGCCAGAAACGTGGTATAAGGTTGTAAATAGAGTAAACGGAGTAAATAGTGGGGCTTTATATATCAACAATACAGGAAATATCACTGGATATAATAAAATATCAAAACCAGATGGACATACCTGGAAAAGTTTTTGTAATCTTCTTTTGTCTACAATGCCAAAAATAACAAGAGAACATTACATTTATAGGTTCAAATGTTTTATAAAAGGTTGGAAGGGACGTGGATACATTGATGATATTCCAGATGAAGCCCCTGGAGTTTTAGAAGAAAAATATTGGGCTCCGTCATGGAGAAGACTTTGTAAAGTTCTTTTACGAAATGATTGGTGGTGTAAAGGATTAGGATTAACACAACCAAAAAGTGAGGCATATGGAAAATACCTACAAATCAAAAAAGCTAAAAAAGATAGTCAAAAAATTAATCAAATTTAGGGATAAAAGAAACTGGAAGCAATTTCATTCTGGATTTACTCTTAGCCATAAACTCCAAATTGAATCAGCAGAAGTTGCTGAACTTTTTGAATGGAATCAAGAACCAGTTATAGATCGGTTAAAAGAAGAAATAGCCGATGTTTTAATAATTATTTTATATTTGTGTAATGAATATAAAATCAATTTTTTATCAGCAATTAATGATAAAATAGAAAAAAATAAAATAAAATATCCTGTTGATTATAATAACCCTAACTGGAGATCAAAATGAAAGTAAATCTAAACGGACTCAAAAAGATAATTGAACTGCTCACCCCCGGCCTGTCAGGAATAAAAGAAACATCCTCTCAGTCCAACCATTTTGTTTTTAAAGATGGATTTGCTTATACCTACAACGATGAAATTTCTGTCAAAGTTCCATTTATTTCCGACGATCTTTTTACAGGTGCTATGCCTGCCCCTAAATTCATTTCGTTGATCAACAAGTTCAAAAAAGACGAAATAGACATTGAAGCAGATGAGAATGAAGTCTTGATCAAGTGCGGACGTTCAAGAGCAGGGATTCACTTCGAGGCAGAAATTCACATGCCTCTTGAGGAAATGTCATATCCGAAAAGAAGAGATTGGATTGATCTTCCTGAAAACTTTTTGAAAGCACTGAAAGACGTTTTGTTTTCTTGCGGGCGAGATGCTTCAATGCCAATTTTGACTGCTGTTCATGCAAAAGAAACCTTTCTGGAAAGTTGTGATTCAGAAAGGGCAACAAGGTGGATTTTACCCTCTCCTTTCAAAAAAGAATTTCTTCTTCCGTACATTCCTGGAAAAGCGCTTATAAAATACGATTCAGTAACCAGATATGCGATTGTTGACAACTGGGTCCATTTTGACATTGGAAACAACGGTATTTTCAGTTGCAGGACTTTTGACGGGGAATATCCAGAACTGAATGAACATTTCAACATAGAAGGAATTGAGTTCGAATTTCCCGTTGTCTCAAAAGAGATATTGGACAAGGCAAGTATTTTCTCGGAAGAAACACTAGAACAGGATAGGCTAATTGACATTTCCATTGACGAAAAAGGAATTTTGAAGATCAGATCAGAAGTAGATACTGACTGGTATGAAGAAACAACAAGAATTAAAGACTACAAAGGGGAGAAATTCGCTTTTTCTATCAACCCTGTATATCTACAGCAGATTCTCTATTCGTATCAAAAAGCGGTAATTTCAGAAGAAACAATTGAATTCCTGACCGACAACTATCAGCACGTTGTTGCAACTATTCAGGATGTTGAAAAATGAGCTTCTGCCATCTTCATCTCCACAACGAGTATTCAGTTCTTGACGGAGTAGGAACATCAAAACAATATGCTGCTCTTGCAAAAAAACTCGGTCAAGAATATCTCGCAATCACAAATCATGGGAATATTGATGGGGCGATAGAACATCAAAAACAATGCCTTGAAATAGGGATAATTCCAATTATCGGAGCTGAGATGTATTTAGTTCCCGATTTGAAAATAAAGGAGAAAGGAGAAAAACGATATCATATTACTCTACTTGTCGAGAATCAAACAGGCTGGAAGAATATCCTACAACTCCTAACAATCGCGAATATTAAGGGATTTTATCATCGACCAAGAATTGATCATAAAGCCTTGATGAGTCATATTGAAGGTCTTGTGATTCTTTCCGCATGTTCGATGTCGTTTATTCATCATTTAACCCATTTAGGAATGCTTCAAGACTACATTCAAAAGATTGGAAAAGATCGTATATATCTCGAAGTAATGCCCCATAAAATTCCTGAACAGATAGAAACAAATAAACTTGCCCTTTCTCTTTCAAAAAAACTCGGAATACAAACAGTAGCGACGAACGACTGCCACTATCCAACAGAGGAATCGACAAAGCATCAAGAAGTTCTGCTTGCGATTCAATCAAAGAAGAAATGGAAAGATTCAGACAGGTGGAAATTCAATTGTGACGGCCTTTTCCTTCGTTCTGAAAAGCAAATGTATGATGCATTTATCGAACAAGGTTGCCTCTCTGAGAGCGAAATCAAAAGGGCAATTCGAAGATCCATAACAGTAGCTCGACTTTGTGAAAACTTTAGAATTGAGAAGCAAGAAGTTTTTCTTCCGAGTATCAAAAACTTTCCCTCAAAAGATGATGAGCTGATTCTTTTAGAAAACCAAATAGCCAGAGGAATTAGAAGAAGATTATCCCATCTTTCTTTCGAGGAATTGAAGCCATACAAAGAAAGAATTGAGATGGAAATGAAGCTGATAATCTCCAAAGGATTTGTTCGATACTTTCTCATTGTTTGGGATTTGATAAAGTGGTGTTACAAAAATGATGTGCTTACAGGTCCTGGAAGGGGTTCGGTGGGGGGAAGTCTTGTTGCTTATCTTCTCTTTATTACTGATTGTGATCCCCTTATTTATGGTACAGAGTTTTTTCGTTTTGTTTCAGATGAACGTGCGGATCTTCCAGACATCGATATGGATTTTGAGGATATCAAAAGGGGAAGTGTTCGAAAGTATTTATCCGACAAATACGGGAAATTTAATGTTTCCGGTCTTTCCAATTTCCTGACAATGAAAGGGAAGGGAGTACTGAGAGATGTAAGTAGAGTTTTTGATATTCCGCTCCAGGAAGTTGATTATGCTGCAAAATCCATGATTGACGAAGGGAAAGTTGGGGAAGGAAAAGAAATTGAAGTGTCATTTAAAAAAATAAACGAATGCAGAAGTTTTGGAAGAAAATACCCTGAAGTAGTAGAAATATGTAAATCAATCGAAGGACAGATAAGGGGATGCGGACAACATGCAGCTGGAGTTTGTATTTCGGAAAAAGATTTGAGAGATGGACACAACTGCAATCTCGTTTCTCGTTCCGGCCAAATAGTAGCAAATTGGGACATGAGAAACGCTGAATACTGTGGATTGATGAAATTAGATATTCTCGGCCTTTCGGCTCTTACAATTTTGAATGAATGCAAACAATTAATAAAACAAAATCACAAAATAGAAATAGATTATAGAACAATCACATTTGATGATCCTAAAGTATTTAAAGAAATATCCGAAGGAAACACAACAGGGGCATTTCAAATAGGTTCTCTCGGTCTAACAAATTATTGTCAAGAATTAGGTGTAGAAACATTTCAAATGCTCTATGCAGTAACCGCTCTTTGGCGTCCTGGCCCACTACAATCAGGAATGACAGAATCATATTCAAAGAGGAAAAGAGGAAAAGAAAAAGTTGAAAAGATCCATCCTATTTTTGACAAAATAACAGAAGAAACTTTTGGGGTAATTGTCTATCAAGAACAGGTAATGAAAGTTGTAAATCAATTGGCAGGAATTCCAATGTCAACCTGTAACAAGATAAGAAAAGTTATGGGCAAGAGTCTGGGTCACGCTGAATTTGATAAATACAGGGAAGAATTTCTTCAAGGCTGCAAAAAACAAAAAACAGTTACAGAAAAGAAATCTGAGAAGATTTGGGATATGATGTCAAAGTCTGGTTCTTATTGTTTCAACCTTAGTCATTCTGTTGAATACTCTATGATTACATATTGGGATATGTTTGTTAAAACATATTACCCAAATGAATTTCTTGCTTCCTGTCTGACTCATGGAGACAAGACAAAAAATATTGAATATATCAGGGAAGCAAAACGACTTGGATTGAAAATAAATCTTCCGAAAATAGGAATGTCTTATTCAACAAAATGGAATTGTGACAAGAAAGGAAATCTTTATGCCCCGTTTATCTCAATTAAAGGAGTAGGAGAAACAGTTGCAGAAAAAATATCTTATTTAAAGCCGAATCAAAAAAAGAAAAGATGCGGATTCTTCAACTTGCCTTCAAAAGAAAAATACCCTGGAATAAACAAAAATGTGATTGAGATATTGGAAAAGATACAAGCATTTGATCCTGATTACATTACTACGAAAGAAGATTTGAAGAAATACAAACAATATTTCGACTTTTAGTTTTTTTTTGTTTAATCTAAAAACTAAAAGTATATATAATAAATAAAGTATATAAAATATTTCATAAACTGTGAAGGAGAAAACAATGTAAACATACACGGTTGAAGGCCGGGGAATTAAACCAATAAATCAAAACCTAAAACACTCCGCTAACAATGAGGAATAGAGATCCCCCGTAAAAATAAACAAAAAACATCATCGTAGTATATCATAAAGCCTGTCGTTCCTGATCGAATCCCATTATATTTGACGACAGGCTTTTTCTAAAACATATAAAAAATAAAAATCATGCCGTTTCATACAGAATACAGACCAAATTGTTTCGAAGACTTTATCGGCAACCAAACTGTTGTCGAAAGCCTCAAAGGGAATCTCTCTAAAAAGAACCCAAATCACGCATTTCTCTTCACCGGGTCAAGAGGATGCGGGAAGACTACCATCGCACGAATAGCGGCAAATCTATCTGGATGTTCTGGACATAATCTTGTTGAATTAGACTCAGCTCAATTCGGAAATATCGATCAAATAAGAGACATCCGCCGAAAGATGAGTAGCAAAGGGCTTTCTGGGGGGAATCGTGGATGGATATTGGATGAAGCTCATATGCTCGGTGAAGGCGGAGATAGCGAAAAAAACAAGCCTCAAAATGCGATTTTAAAAGCCCTTGAAGAACCTCCTTCTTATGTCTATTTTTTTCTCTGCACAACTGATCCTCAACGGCTTTTGAAGACAGTTAGGGACCGTTGCTTGCAATACGAATTGAAACCACTTACTGAAAAGCAAATTATTTATCTGTTGAACAAAGTGGTAAAAGCCGAAGAAAAAGAAATTCCTGAAGAAGTATTACTCCAAATAGCAAAAGACAGCCAGGGAAGACCAAGAACAGCATTAACAATTCTGGAAAAAATTATTGATCTTCCGGAAAGACAAATGCTGAGAGCATCAAAGCAAAGTGTTGATACTGAAACTCAAGGAATTGATCTTTGTCGAGCGCTATTGAAACCGGCTTCCTGGCAGACAATTACGAAAATATTAAAAGGATTGCCAAAAGGAGAATCAGAAGGGGTTAGAAGACTCGTTTTATCATACTGTAATACTATCCTACTCAAAGAAGATAACCCGCAAGCCTACGTCATTATGGACGCATTCCGCAGACCTTTTTATGACAATGCTGAATATGACTTGTTGATGGCTTGCTATGAATCAATTCGACCATGAGGAATTAAATGAAAGAAGAAGACGAAGATGACTATTTGCAAGATATTGAAATTGATCCAGATGAACTAGACATCGAATGTTTGCGGCAAGCATCTCTCTTTTCAAAATACAGTAAGAGAGAAGCTGTTGCAAAAAGAAATTATGCAATAGCCTACGAAAATGTAAAAGTAATCAGATCGGAACTTATCAAACTCGCAGGAGGAATGAAAGAACTTTCTAATGCGCAAAAGGTTGAAGCTTTCTACAGAACCCATCCAAAGCACATTGAAGCAAAGAAACAGTTTGTTGAAGCTGAATACGAAATGAATATTGCCAACTCTGCTGTATTTGCCTTCAATCAACGAAAATCGATGTTGGAACAATTGACAAAGTTGTGTCTTGCTGACTATTTTGCAAGACCGTCTGAACCCAGAAATATACGGGAGGAACTTGACAACAAACGAGAACGAACCGAAACTCAAGTGAGAAACAGAGCGGCAGGAAAGCTCAAGAGAACAAAATAACAAACATCAACCAAAAAGGAAACAAAAATGGCAAGACGTGACAGAGAACGTTCAGGAAAAAAGAATCGACAATCTATCCGGGACAAGGCAAGGCAAGCAGCAGAAACAAGAGAAAGAAGTGGTGGTGGACTTGATACCCTTCAAAACCTTCCTCAAGACATTGAATTCTTCAAGCCGAAAAAGGGCCGTGGAGAAAAGGGGAAAAACCACTTTTCAATAATCCCTTATGTTGTCTCAATCGAGAATCACCCATTTCAAACACCTCATGAATTGTGGCATGAATGCACATACTGGCAACATGTTGTTGGGGCTGGAGACGATAGAAAGAGGTTTGTATGCCTGAAAAAGACTGAACAAAGTGAAAACAAAAAATGTCCAATTTGTGAATATCGGGAAAAGCTAATCAAAAATGGTGACGACAAAGAACTGGCTGAAAGCCTGAAGCCAAAGCAGCGTCAAATTTTCAATCTTTTGGATCACGATGACGAAGACAAAGGAATTCAATTGTTTGAGATGTCTCCACATCAATTCGGGTTTATGCTTGACGATGAGGACAGGGTTCAATCTGCCGATTTCGATGATCGGTTTTATGGTGATTTTGAAAACGGGTTGTCGATCAAAGCCCGCTTTTCTGAAGGATCTTTCCAGGGGCATAAATTTCCTGAAATTGCCCGAATTGACTTTGAAGAAAGGGACGATCTGGACGCAAGCATTTTGGAAGAAGCAGTCGATCTCGATGCTGCTTTGAGGATTTTGACTCCTGAAGAAATGGAAAAGAAATTCTTCGAGCTGGAAGATGGAATGGAAGACGAGCCTGAAGATGAGGAAGAAAAATCATCAAGAAACACAAAAACAACAACACGTAAATCTTCAAAAAGAGATGAACCTGACCATGACCATGACCATGACCCTGAGGATGAACCTGAGGAGAAAAAGAAAACAACCAGCAAGAAAACTTCAACAAGAAAGCAAAAAGAAGACGACAACGAATGCCCATCAGGATTCATCTTCGGAAAAGACAATGATACCGAAGATGAATGTGATTCCTGCGACAAGTGGGATGATTGCCGTGATGAAAAAGACAGGCTGGAAGCAGAATCGAAGAAGTCAAAAAAAAATAGGAGAACAACCGGAGAAGATATACCCTTTTAAATTCTCCTGAACGTTTTGTAATAATAAAATCCGGGGAAATTTAATCCCCGGATTTTTGGAAAAGAAATATATGAAAACAAAAAAGTATTGGACACTTACAAGATCAATAGAAGAAGCGAAAAAAATCGGAATTGAAGTAAGCAGACCGACTTTGATTAGATGGATTTGTTCTTTCAATTTCGGTTTTCAATTAGGTGGGGATGGAGGAAAGTGGTATACGTTTCCTGAACAATTTATGAGGTATCTCAATGGCGGAAAGAAGACAGCGAACGAAATTCAACAATCAGGAATCGAATCAGGAACAACCACTAGTCAACCAGATGAAACAACGAATCAGGAATAGAAGAGAAGAACCTGAAAACGAATACAAAAACTTCCTTTCAACCGGCAGTACTATGTTGAATTTGGCCATGACCGGGAATGTTAAAAAGGGGTGGCCAAGAAGAAAAATTTCAACTCTTCCAGGTCAATCAGCAGCAGGAAAAACAATTGTTGTATTATCAACATTTACGGAAGCATGTCTTGATGAAGAATTAAATGAATATGATTTGATTTATGATGACGTTGAAAGAAGGATGGACTTCAATTTAAAAAAACTATTTCCTCCTCTCCTTGATAGACTCATTACTCCGTCAGGAATGTTATATAAGGATGTAGCAGAAAACGAGGAAGAATCGGGAATTTCAGATACTATTCAAGATTTGAAGAATAGAATGTTAATTTTGAAAAAGGCTGGGAAGAAATTTATCTATATTGCTGACAGCCTTGATGCTTTTACCACCGATGAAGAATTGGAAAAGGAAATGAGAAGAGCGATTGCGTCAGCAAAAAGCGCAGAAGCAGCAAATAAAATAGCCGGAAGTTTCAATGCAGAGAAAGCAAAAATATTAGGTCAAATCCTTCGTATGATAAATGGGGTTGTTGCTGATACAGATTCAATTTTTATTCTAACCCAGCAACTACGGCAAAAGATGAATCCAATGCCAGGCCAATCACCTTTTACGACATCAGGCGGTGAATCCCCTTATTATTATTCTCACATCCGCCCTTATTTATCAAAAAGGGGATCGATCAAAAAGGATGGAAGAAAAATTGGGGTAAATTCATTTGTTCGAATGGATAAAAATTCTGTTACTGGGAAACTCCGTGATGTTGAATTTCCAATTTATTACGACATGGGAATTGACGACAATGGATCTATGGTAGATTTTCTTTTAACCGAAAAGCATTGGAAAAGTGGATCTTGGATAGAAGCCCCTGAACTCGACTTGAGGGAAAACGGAAAAGACAAGCTGGTTCGAAAGATCGAAGAATTAGGACTTGAATCAAAATTGAAAAGGGTTGTTCAAAAAGTCTGGAATCAAATTGAAGATTCTCTTTTATTAAAAAGAAAGTCGAGGTACTGATATGGAAGAAAATAGATTTCTTTGTCCGATTTGCAAAAATAATAAAGGCAACAAAGGATGCAAAATCTATCCTGAAACTTCATTGTTCTTGAAAGAATGTTTTTCCTTTCGTTCCAAAGATCCTGAAATGAAATCTGGAAAGAAAGTACCGTTGAGTAAAATTAACAAATTCCTCGGATACAATTAATGAACAAGAAAGAACTTTTCCAAAATCTTTGGATTCCTATTGAGAAACGTCTTCCTGATAACAAAGAAGAATTTCCAATATTGATAAAACTTGAAAGTGGAGGATTTACAATATCAAATTCAAAAGTTTTCAATGCTCAACAGGAACAATTAAGACTTGGGAATGTTCATATTTCTGAAATTGCTTTTCTAAAACAATCTGGCTATTTCGCCATAGCATGGATGAGGTTATATCAATGATCAATTCATCTACTACTTGTTCAAATCTCCCTGAAAACATCAATCCAAATTTTTCTGTTAAAACTCTCCAAAAAATAAAAGAGTTAACAGAAAATAAACCTCCAATTCTAAAATTTATGTTTGATAACAATTGCCCTCCAAGCGAAGGTTGGGTAATGATACTTCCTATTCATTTAGAAAAACCTGGAGTATTTTATCCTGACTATTTGAGATTTTCCAAATACATTGAAACTCCAGTTATGGTAAATACAAAAATTGGAATAGATGTCATTTATCTTTAAGGAATAATAATGAGACGACAAAAAGCTCCAGCATTTACTACTGCAAATAAAATCTATATCGGAATAGATAATGGAATTTCTGGAACAATAGGTTGGAGCGGATATGAAAATGGCAATCATATATTCGGACAAATTAAAACACCTATTTTCTCCGAACAAAGCTACACTAAAACAAAAGGTAATATTTCTCGTATTGATTTCAAAGAATTGAAATGTTTTTTTGAAATCATGATAAATAAAAATCAACTGTCTGTTTTTCTCGAAAGACCAATGGTCAATCCAACAAGATTCCAAGCCTCAATGTCTGCTTTAAGAGCATTAGAATCAACCTTAATTATTCTGGAAATACTTGATATTCCAAGGCGATATATTGACAGTAAAGAATGGCAAAAGATAATGCTCCCGTCAGGATTAAAAGGAACTGATCAATTAAAAAAGGCAAGTCTGTCTATCGGAAAAAGGTTATTCCCGGATGTTCTTTGTAAACCTGATGCTGACGGGATATTAATTGCTGAATGGGCAAGACGCGGACAATTATGATAAAAGTATGTGATATTCAGCTTGCCTTTTATCAATCTTTTTACAAAAGATACAAAATCATTGCCCCAAATATTTTTGTAAAATATAATGAAATGGATATAATAGCAATCAGATCAAGTGGTTATATTGATGAGATTGAAATAAAATTAACAAAATCTGACTTCAAAGCAGATTTCAACAAAAAAATTGGAAATAGATGGAACGGTAATACAAATAAACATAAAGCGTTAAAAGAAGGAAGTAATTTGTTAATTTGTAACTATTTTTCGTTTCTTATTCCCAAAGGTCTTGTAGATATTGATTTAATTCCTGAATATTGCGGGGTTTATATTTATAATGATAATGGAAAAAGAAAATTTGTTTATGAAGTTAGAAAGGCCAATATAATACATAAAAAGAAACAAGATGTAAAATTACATAGAGAAATTGGAATAAAAATGATGTATCGATATTGGAATTTATTAAACAAGTTAAAAAAATGAAAAACTTTAATATTTGGCTTACCGGACTTTCTGGATCAGGTAAAACTACAATTTCAATTGCTTTACAAAAGTATTTAAAAAAATATTATGGAATAAACCCCTATATATTTGATGGAGATATTATCAGACAAGGACTTTGTAAAGATTTGAATTTCAGTTCAGAGGGAAGAAAAGAAAATCTTCGAAGAGTAGCCGAAACAGTTAAATTGTTTCTTGACGCAAATATGTCTTCGATATCCGCTTTTATATCTCCGCTAGAATCAGATAGAAATATGATAAAAGAAATAATTGGAAGAAATAATATCATAGAAGTATTTTGTGATTGCTCGATTGAAATATGTATAAAAAGAGATGTAAAAGGACTTTATAAAAAAGCAAAAACAGGAGAAATTAAAAACTTTACCGGGATTTCTTCTAAATATGAAATACCATTCGATTGTGATGTTGTTATTCCAACATATGGAATTTTCCCTGTAGAAACTTGTGTCCGAATTATAGTCAATCATTTATTTGCTCGTGGAATTTTATGATAACTAAAATCGAAATTCATAATTACGAATCACATAAAAGAACTATTCTGAATTTTCCGACTCCAGGGCTTACGGTTTTTATCGGAGAATCAGATAGGGGTAAATCAGGGGCTTTTCGTGCTTTCAATTTCGCACGAACAAATACCCCTCTGGGAAAAGATATGCTCCCGTTATTTTGGGAAGGGGAAACAAAAGTAAAAGTGTTTTTCGATACAGGAGAAGAAGTTCAAAGGATAAAAAGCGGATCAGTAAACAAATATGTTTTGATTGAAGGAGAAAGCAAAAAAGAATTCAATGCGGG